ACGCCTTGGTCATGTTAATCCAAAAGCCACTGGCCTCGTCGTACTTAATCTTGCCGTACAGCCTCATCTTCTCGACCAATGAACGGACGTTGACGTGAGTATGTCCGCCCATACGCCATTTAAACTCGTTGACCAGATGGGCCTTGGTCATTCGAAGCGGCATAGTCGTAAGCCAATCTACAAGCGTTTGCCTCCTGTCCTTAGCCTTGTCCGCGGTGGCCTTGCCTCCGGCAGCGCAACGCTTAATCATGCCTGGCTTATCGTTTAGCCACTTCTCCGCGAACTTTATCTTCTCAGCGGTGATATGATCCTTACGCGCTTGGGTCATCTTCCGCTTCCTCGGTCTGCTTGGATTGCTCATGGTGGTCAAATTGCTTGCAGGAAAAACCGCAGGGCCGAGCGAGCGTAAGCGACGCAAAGGCATCTGCGTGTATCATGTAGGGAGTATATACTCCCTACTGATACTATGCTGTCTTGCGAGTTGTCTTGCAACTTGTCTGGTCGGGTGTGTGGGTTCATGGGTCTGGCTTGGCTTATAAGGCGTTTTGATTGTTTAGGGCTGTCCTACCCCTTAAAAGGCTGGAGACTGCCCTGAAGACCCCTTGGAGGGGCTGGGAAGGGCATCCTGCTGGACTACCTCGGCCACGTTATGGGCATACTCCCATCGGATGACCTCTTTGTCCGCCGAGTGGCGAATGTTAATCTCTGGCTTAAATTGGCCCGTTGAGTCCTTGAGACCAGCACGGCCACGGCGCTTGGTCAGGCCGAACTTGTAGATGGGCTCTTCGCCCTGGCATCGGAAGAGGACGGCGACCTCGCGGAAGTAGTTAGTAAACTCGGAGGAGCCTAGGCCCGCGTAGGCTAGGTCGGCGACAGTGTGGCCTTCCTTCTCGCTGGATGACTTAGGCTTCCCGGTGTGGTGCATGGCTACGAGGACTGCGCCTGTCTCAAGGAGGATCGGGGCGAGGTCATGGCGCAGGAACTTGGACGCCTGCTCCTGGTCAGAGACGTCGATGCCGGCGAAAGAAAGTAGCGGGTCCACGAAAACGATGTCGGCCTTGTGCTCGATGATGAGGGCCTTGAGCGCGGCGGTGAAGGCCGTGCCGGTGCTGACGGTGTCGCGATAGATGGCGAGGTGTTCCTTCAGCTGCGCAATCTCGGCGGAGTCGAGGTAGGCACCTGCCACGACATCTTGAAGAGACTCACCGCAGTCAAGGGCGTCGTTTTCGGCTTGCAGGATGATTGAGCGTAGGGACTTGACTGGCTTGATGCCGAAGAAGTCACGGCCTAGCGCCCAGTGCACGGCGGCCTGCATCATGAGCGACGACTTGCCCGTGCCCGATTGCCCGACGATCAGGAGAGAGCCGCCCTTGCAGAGCCAGCGGTTGCCAAGGATGTTGTTGGGGTCGTTCTTACGGTCAGCGGTGAGCAGGTAGTCGAAGTCCATGCGCTCCGGGCCGTGCCTGGTCTTAGAGCCCTTGCGCTTATCTGCCAGACGAGCATAGTGGTCGAGCAGTGTATCCGGGTCGGTAGCGTTGTTAGCCGCGTTAGATGCTTCACGAAGGAGGGCGGCGTCGGTAATGAGGTCGACGTGCTCAGTGCGATATATCGACGCACCGGCATCGCTGACCAGGAGTGATACGGTGACAGCGTTAACGGGTGATCGGAACTCGCGTAAGCGTTGCGAGACGGTCAGCTCGTCGGCAGGGATACCATCGACAGCCAAGGACAGGGCCGCGGCAAAGATATCTTGATGGACAGGCTCAAAGAAGTCGGAGGGCTTGAGATCACTGGGAAGAGGGAGCGCGTCACGGAGGAGAACGCCGAGGAGGTGGCGTTCCGCCGGCACGTTGTTCGGGGGAGTCATGGAAGAAGATTGGGAGGTGTGCGGGCGTGGGTGCCCGTAGTCAAGGTGCTTACTTTGCCATCGGGCGGTAATGGGGGACTGGTCGGATACCGGCTGCTGTCTTTATGCGAAATGGTTTTACTTCCATTGTTCCGCCATTGACTGATTGACTAAGTCTCTTTGCGGTTTGAGGAATTGAGCGCTCCCATAAAACGCTTAGCTCGCGGGTGGTTTTGAAGCCCGGTGGAATAGTCTCGATGGAGCCATTTACAGCGCCGAGGAACGCCAACATATGCTGATCAAGTTGCTTGGGCTTTTTCATTTGGTCTTAGGCGTATAGAGTTTCAAATCAGTCTGCCATATCCATTGGCGGCCAACCTTATGCACAAGCCAAACCTTCCAGTCGTCGCCGTGCACCCATCCAGCCGCAAAGCCACTACCCCATCGGGAGGTTGCCAGGCGCTGAGATGCGTACGCCATTGCGTCCTTAAGGCATAGACACCCAGAGGAAAACGCGGCGCCACCACCATGCTTAGTCAGGTTCACTTGCTGGAGGGTGTGCGTATGACCGTGAATAAGTCCACCCCCAGTCGTCGCGTAGTGGCTTCCCTGGAGCGATGTAGCGTTGACCCCATAAGCGTAGCCGTGGATGAAGGCCACCGGACCGAGACGATAGACACCCTTCTCGGCGTGGTAGGGCAGGATGGTCTTAGCACCGGCTTGCTTGGCGGCTGAGTTGATGGCGGTCTTAACGTCTGAGCAATAATCGCGGACAAGAGCCGACCCAGAGTTTGCGATTAATGAATCGAGTCGGGCCTCATGATTGCCCCATAGGTAAACGGTGGGCTTGAAGCTACGGAGGAAAGCAATGCCAGCATCAATGTCGGCCTTCAAACTTTCAGCGCTCTCCGCATCGGTGCCGACTCCCCGGCGAAGTGATCGGAAGTCAAAGCAGTCGCCAAGGTGAACGCGTACCGTCGGCTTATAGTCGTCGCAGAACTCGCGTAGGGCGTCGAGGGCCTCCGGGTCGGCCATGTCGCCGTGATTATCTCCAGCGGCAACAAATCGAGTCGGGGTACTCATTTAGCGTTTAAATGAGGGACGGGCTTACCAGAGTCAAAGGCCAACAGCATCTCGTCACGGCGCTTGCGGGCGGTCTCTAGGTCGTGGCCGATGTTCTCAACGATGTCGGTACCGCGACGACGTAGGCGGAACCAGTAACAGTCGCCCAGGCGTTGCAAGTGGTGGTTGGGGTTGTCCGTGATGACCCTGTCGGACTTGCGGTTGCCCTTGCTGACGGTGTACTTGGGGCAGGTGAGCAGGAAGGCGACGCGATCAGGGGACAAGCCGACCTTGCGGGCCCATGCCAGCGTCTCGGGGGTCAGAGTCTCCATGAGCGGGCGAGGATGCGTCCTTCGGACATGATTTGCTGACGGGCGTTCGGCTTGAAGATGTACTCCTGGTCGAAGGAGTGAGCGGCGCGTATCTCGGCGATGCTATCGAGCTCTTCGTCATTGGCTGGGCCGACCCCAGCGGTCGAGACGTAGATGGTGCGGACCTTCCAGCCCTTCTCCCAGAGGATGTCCTGACAGACGCGCAGCTCATTGATGTAGCGCCAGTCGGAGCAGACCACGGTCTCAGGGCTGACCTGATCGTGGTGCTTCATGACCGGGCACCAGTTGGCGAAGTGTCGGGCAAAGACATCCTTGTCTAAGCGCCGGGCAAACTTCCCGAAATGAACCAATGCGTCGCGGTTTTCAACCTTGAAGTCTTCGTTGAGGAAGTTGCCATCGAGCCCGAGGTAGTCCATGAAGTGGTTGCCTGCTTCCTTTAGCGCGTCGGCGTAGTTGATGTGCTCGGCGGCGCGGGTCGACCACTCCAGCAAACCCGTAGCAAGGGTGTCCTTCCCTGCCCGGGCAAACCCACTGATCAGGACGAGAGTCGGGGCGGCCATGAGCGTGGGTGCTTCGTCGGTCATGACCGTTTAGAAGGGGACGTTTTCAGGTGGCAACGCGTCAGGCACGACCGGCTTATGGGTGCCTTTAGGATAAGTCATCTTGTATTTAAACTGAGGCTTGCCGTTGTACTCGCCATTGGCTTCGCACTCCACGCCAACGTGGATGGTCTGACCGCAAGCGGGGCCGATATACTCGAGGTACTCTGCCGCGGTAGCGTCGAGCCTGATCTCTTCGGTGAACTTGCCGGAGAACTTGCCGACGAGCATGGCGAGAGCCTTGCCGTACTTGCTTGAAAAGTTCTTGCTCAGGCAGAAGCCCCGGTCGTCGACGAAGAAAAGGCGGGCGGAGCAAGTGCCGTCTTCCCAGACTTTAACCTTCTCAAACTTCGGCTTGATGAGCTTCAGCTTGTATTTATAGCGGCCCGCGTTTGGGTAAACCGAGCAATCGAGATAGGGATGCTGCGCGGAAAGCCCTGGCCATAGATCGGCGTCGAGCGATTCGACGAAATAGGTTCCGTTCAGCGCTGTCGCCAGCGCGCCCGACGATAGCGCAATCGTGAGTTGCATCCCGGCACTCAAGCCCGGAACAAGCTGCTGAATCTCGATCTC